CCAATATATCCAAATAAATTACATAAAACACATACAAATATAAAAAAGATTAAACGAATTGCTGCAGGATACATAATTAGTTCATTTGCAATAAGACATGCTACATATAATGATATAATAGGGTATAATATAAGTGGAAGAATCTCACCTGCTTTATCTGATATTTTATCAAAAATACGTGATAAACTTAGTTGATCTTTTGCATCATCTTTAGCCGTAGATACATTGGTTGATACAGTACTTGCAGTATTTTTTACATCTGTCTCTGTTAAATTTTCTTTGATATCTTTCTTTTTTTCTTTTTCTTCTATATATTTATTTGCATCATCATCATTGACTGTTTTATAAATATAATAAGTAAGTTTATTCTTTAATCGTTTTAAGAAATCAGGAATATTCTCATCCATCCTATTGAAATGAAATGAATTAAAGGAGATATTATTACAGAGCGTATTTCGGCAAAGCCTAATATATCTGTAATCAAAGATTACAGAGCGTATTTCGGCAAAGCCTAATATATCTGTAATCAAAGATTACAGAGCGTATTTCAGTCCACCCATGCCAGCTGTAACAGTTACCCAATTTAAACTCTCCACATATATGCCAATATTATATTGATAAAATGAATTAGCAGGTAAAGGAAATACATTTAAATCAACTTGTAATGATTTAATACGACTGCTATTAATACTTCCATGTGGTTGTAAAATTGGAGATATAAGTGCAAATGGGTATACTAAAATATCAGGTGCAGGAATACCCGTTAAATATTTCCATGGAACAACTTGTGTAAAATATTGATACGGTTTTTCTTCTTGTAAAGGATTACCATCACCTAAAATAGTTAGTGTATTCATAATTGAACGTTGTCCATTTATAACAAGATTACCAGTACTAGATGTTAAATTTATATAATTTCCCCATCCACCATTATTTGGAATAAATGGTGCCTTTGCAGGATTGATCCAATTTGTATAATTAGCAACTTGATTACGATTTGTAAGGGAATCAGTTCGTCTTGGTAATAGAATAATTCGTTCAACTGGATTATGAACATCTAGTTCCACAAATTGTCGAGCAATAATATTATCAAATGAATATGAGGTTATCTGTCGTACTAGATATTGCAATGATTCTGATGAAAATTGTGTACGCTCTTCATCAGTAAGATATATATAAGTTAATTGAATTTGCGGATTAAGTTCCCATGTATTAATAAGAGGATTTGGTGTACCAATATCTGTTAGAAAGTTATTAATTGTTACATCTGAAATATCAGATACAGATGTATAATATATATTTAATGGCTGTAATAAAATAGGAGATGGATTATATTGATATCCAGGTGCAACTTGATATCCATTTGAATCCAATACACGATACAGATCAGTAATAGGTCGTAATGTAATTTGAATTTCACATTCATGATATTGTAAAGAAACAAGTGGTAATGATCCAAATGTTGAATCTGTAAACCAAAATGGTAATGGAACTTGAATTTGTCGTCCTGCTATAGATGGACGATTTGTATTAGCTGGAGTTGTAGTAGAAGCACCATTACCATTATTATTATATACAAGTGGGTATCCTGTACCTGTTGAACCACCTCCATATGTTCCATTTGCAGGATCATATAAATCAGGAATATTTCCAACAAGTGTCTGCCATTTCTGGTAAGAAAATGCATCTAAATCACATTGTGCTTTGGCAATCATATAATCACCATCATATTCTTGAATTTTCTGACCACCGATAAAAAATGCAATATTTTGTATAATATGACATCCAATAAAGTTTACCCATGCAAAATATATTGAGCATTACGTGGATTTTGTGTTTGCTGTGTTTGTTGTAAATCGATATATTTACAGTAAATATCTGGCAAATTAAACAGAAAATATGCATCACGTACTAAGTCTGCTATGCGTTGAATTTTAAAACGAACTTGAATTGGCTGTGAATATGACAGATCTTGAGGTCCATCCATTGCAAATGTAACAGATTCTTCCGAAAAATGACTATATTTTTTATAAGTCTTGTAAAAATAGGTAAAATCAGGATTTCCTGAAAGAAGAACATTTTGTGATCCGTATGCTACTAATGCAAAAAGACCACCGCCTGGCATTGCTAGTTTATATCTTGATTCTTTAAAGTGCTTTTATATTGTTAGTTATTTAAAATAATTAATAATAAAAATAAAATGACAGAAAGTATATATTTATATAATCTAATAAGAATGTGACCACCATGTATCAGATAAATAGGGAGGAATATCATTTAAATTGGAAGAGTCCATTTCAGAAGAAGGACCTTGTGCCATTTCTTTCTGAATTTCTTCATAGCAAAGTGCATAATTAAAATATGTTAAACGACTAAGCATTCCTTTCATTGCTCCATATACTTCAAACTTTTTATGTTCATTTGGTTCATTTGGTTTTTTATAAATAACATGCCGTTGACTAAAACAAATAATATCCTGATAATTTTGATATACTACAGATCCTTCAAATGATTTCTTTTTAGATAAATTACCATTAATGAATATTTCTAATGCACTATCTTTACATATAATTGCAACATGAACCCATTTATTTAATGGAATATTTTCAATTTCAATATGATTATTCCATGTTTTAACAGAATTCATATATACACGCAATGTATTTGTATCAGATCGCATATATACACCTGGTGCAAGAAGAGGAAATTGTGATGAATAGCCTTTATGAAAAATATGAGTAAGGCCACGTTCTTGTCTAAATCCTGATGGATCTACATTAATATAAAATGTATATGTAAATTCAATTCCTGATCGTTCATTATCAGATAATTGAATAATTGATTTTGTAGATAAATTTGGATTCTGTGAAATTGTTATTGTTTTATTTCCACTTACATATGTTTTTGATAATAGCTCTACACGATTAATTGCAAGACGATTTATATACTTATAAATAATTTCTGCAAATAAAAAAGCAAGATAAACTAAAACAACAATAATAGCAGAAAATATGACTTGTTGTATTACACCGGACTTTTCAGATCCATTCGACTGTGTATTAGTTCGATTCATCTAATATTTATAGTATTTATTTATGATATAGATATTTTTATATTAGGTGCAAAGAAGCTAGAAAATAAACCACCAATTGAAGTAATAGGTTCAGGTCCTGCCATATAATTTTTATAAACAATTTCAGGATTCAATGCAGAATCATACATTGTTGTAGTTGATATTTTTCCATTAAATCCATTACCATGAGTTATTTTTGAATCTTTATCCAAAATACCTAACATAACTGCACTGTATCCTGATGTATCTACTTTAAAAACATGGGGTAAAATACATGATCTAGATAATTTTCCATCAATATATACATCAAGTGTTTTTCCATTTACACAAACTGTAAAATTAACCCATCGCTGTAATGGTAACTCAGGAATGTCACACATATGAGAATGATCTAATAATCCTGATTCAGTCTGTAATGTATTAAATACTAAATTATGAGTTTCAGTTTTTAATGAATCACCTTGTATATTTGAATTATCAGATGTACTACCTAATGCACTACCTGATGCACTACCTGATGTACTACCTGATGCACTAGGATCATTTTCAAATGTATGAACACGAACATATAGTTTTGGAGTATATGCACCTAAATAAATTCTAAGTGTATCATAATTTTTTCCCCCAATTATTATAATTGGCTTATTATATCCCTTATTAGATCCAGATGACCAATCTGTTATATAGATCCATGATGAAATAGAAAATTCACCACCTTCATATAATGGCGGTATTTGTGCTGTTGTAAATGTAAGTGGTTTATCAGGATTTCCTGGCTGTGTAGAAGTAATAAGAGGATATGCATTATTTAATTTAGGTCCAAATAAATACTGATATAAATAATATAATCCTAATAATCCTGCAAAAATAATTAAAACAGGAATCATTTTTACAATAGGAGATGAATTGCTATTATTTGATTCCATGATTCTGACATATACATCGATTATTAGATATATAAATTAGGCATAAGGCGTTGACCATGAATACATGTTATCATTTGGTGGTTTTGTGATATTATCACATGGTAATCCGGAAGGACATTGTGCAAATAATTTCCAGGTAGGAAAAAGTGGAAAAATATAATTATGTTCTATAATATCATTATTTGTATCAACATAAATACGACGCTGGCGTTCTATGTCATCAGGAGATAAACGATCTTTATTAATAATAACATGAATAACATTGCCATCTAAATTATCATTTCCAATTGAAAGTGGACTACTTATAATAACTGGATAATTACGTAGACGCTGTGATGCTACAATACGATTATTATAAATAACATCGAATCTACGTCCTTGTCGCAAAATTGCAACAAACATCCATTTTTGTTTTGGAATAGGAGGTAATTCAATATATTCCATTTCATTTATCCCATTTTTATTTATTTGTACACGAAGACGAGCTGCTATGTCAGTAGTTGGTGAGTGTGAAACTTCAAGCCACCAATTATTATCGACTTGCATTAATGATATAAAATTATTATTAAGTGCAGATGTACGATTACCATTCTGTAATAAAAAGAAACCCATTACCGTAGATCCGCTTGATCCTAATATTGTTTGTTGTACTATATCAGGGGTTGCAATATCTTTCTTTTTATTTAGAGGTGTTAATGCAGTAAGTAAATCTGTATTTCCTGCATCACGATTTATATACAAATAATATAATACAATCATTATAATAATTATTACTGTAATGATATGAAGAATTGATATAGACTGAAAGAGTTGTTGGAATGATTCAAACATCTTATGTCTTCTATCTTGCATATTGATAAATTATGAATGTGTTAATTTTTGAATACCAGATTTTATATTTGAAATACTAGATGATGCATGAGATGATGCACGAGATGCTATATTTGAAGCATTTGACATAGTAGACATGAATTGATTACTTGCAGATTGAGATGTAAGACATGATGTAGATGAAGGTATTGCACCTGCACCAAATGATGCGACAGATGGTAATGCAGGAGTTGCATGACGCATTTCAGAACTTGAAAGAACACGATTCCATATTTTAAGATTCTGCATTTTAGCAATATTAGACTCTATTCCAGCCGCAGGCGCTATATCTCCTTTTACATCCTTTAATGAGTTTTTAAATGAAGTTGTTTGCATTAAATTACCATTAATATATACTTCAAGAGCATTTTGCATAACAATTATTCCTAAACGAAATGGTTCTTGAACTAATATATTTTCAATAATAATATTTTGAGCTTGATTACTGCTTGATAGCATAGATACTATCATATCAGTTGTATTTGGATGTAAAGCTACTATTAAATTATAATTATCTGCAATTCCTGTAATTGCATCACCTGACGGTGTAGCCGATCGTACTAATCCTCTACTTAAAAGTATTCGTGGATTATTAGAAAATTGTAATGGATTTTGAATAAACATATCCACATTTAATGAATAATCATAATACATATTTTTTATAGGAAGGTCTTCATTTTTAATATCACTTACTCCTGGATATTTTCCTGATCCACCATTCCAAAATAGTATTCCATCATCAAAGCCTGGTATAGTTACAATACCGGGAGCACCAGGATGTAAATTATATACAGGTGTTATGTAATGATGAATCAAAAGTATTATTATTATTGCAATAATAATAATTCCAATAATATATGCTAAAATTGTTCCAATTGAACTTGGTGTAGACACACTTGATATTAACGAACTAGTTGCACTAGTAACTGCTGCAGCTGCTGCAGTTGTTGCAGCAGTTATATTAGTTGCTGCAGTTGCAACAGTTGCTACTGGTCTTGGTGCAGCAGGTGCTGCAGCTGCAGTTGTACCAGTTGTACCAGTTGCACCAGTTGTACTAGTTGTACCAGTTGTACCAGTTGTACGAGTTGTACGAGGTCTATTTGTAAAAAGAGGTTCTGAATTAAATATATTTAATCTCCTCATATATGGACCTAAATCAAATCTTGGTTCTGATCCAAATACACTCATCTTATCTATATTACATTTTTTTAACAAAATATAAAATACCACCACAAACAGACAGTACAAATCCACCTGTTAAAAATCCTCTAATAAATGAACGATAATCAACTTCATCCATATCTTGTTTTGTCCAAATAGGTGATCGTGATCGTTGACCTAATTTTTCATAATATTGAATAACTTCTGTTTCAGTCCATTGAGGTTTATTTGTTAGTTTATTCACTTTATTATGAATGTCAATTGTCCATTTTAAAAGATCTTCTCTTGAATCTAAAAATGGTGTAATTGGTTTATTTGAAAGATGCTCTTTATAATGTTCTCTACAAACTGAGCATGGTATAAGAAATGCAAGTGATTCAAAGAATTCTTTTGCACATTTTTTATCAGTATAGGTTGGATGCTTCGAATAACCAATTGCAATAATATGCATTGTATGCCAAAAAAAAGGTCCCCATACTGTTGGTGGGAGATGCATTCTATTTATTCTATTTGACAATTCTTCTTTATATTATTCAATATAAAATTCTAGTTACAGTATAAAGAAATTACTTGAAATATGTATTAATTATGGATTCAAACCGGATACGATATTGTACTAATTGTGGCTTACATGGTCATGTATTTCGTAGTTGCAATGCACCTGTTACAAGTTATGGGGTAATTGCTGTAAAATATAATGAAGCACAACAGAGCGATTCTATTAAATTTCTTCTTATTCAACGTAAAGATTCATTATCTTTTATTGAATTTATTCGTGGAAAATATAATTATAATGATACAGATTATATTATTAATTTGTTAAAAAATATGACAATATCTGAACAAGAACAATTGCTCAATGTACCATTTGAACAAATATGGCAGAATATTTGGGGAAATGTTTCTAAATTACAGTCTCATAAAAATGACTATAAAAAATCAGAAGATCGATTTTTTCTATTAAAATCATCCTTATTGGATATGATTAAAGAATATCCTTCACCATGGGTAGAACCTGAGTGGGGATTTCCTAAAGGACGTCGTAATTCAAATGAGAAAGATATTCATTGTGCAGTACGTGAATTTATAGAAGAAACTGGATTACAAGAAAATAATTTTATTATGATTCATAATACAAAATCAATTTCTGAAACATATATTGGGTCAAATGGTGTAAATTATTGTCATAAATATTATTTAGCAGTTTGTAAACCAGATGCAGAAGTTAGTTTAGACTATAATAATGTTCATATGACTCGTGAAATTGGTAATATTCAATGGCTATCATTTGATGATGCATTTGCAAAGATTCGTCCGGATAATATAGAGAAACGAGAGATTTTGCAAAAAGCAAAGAAAATTATGAATCAATTCTATTTAATTGGTATCTGATAAATATCTACTTAAAATTAATTCATAAAATCAAATATATAATAGCATGGCTGCTAGTAATAGCGATAGTGATTTTGAGTTTGATGAAGATTTTGATACAGTTATAAAAAAAGCTGCACAACCTGCTGCTCCTGTTGCAGTTTCTGCTCCTGTATCTCCTGTATCTGGTATTTCTAATACATCTGTATCTTCAAAATTATCTGATTATAATTCTGTTAATAATGTAGATAATATATTACCTCCTAAAGAACAAGCTGAAGAGGTACCAGTGGTTAAAGCAGAACCAGTGGTTAAAGCAGAACCACTTGTTGATGCAGAACCACTGGTTGAAGCAGAATCAGCTAAAGAAGTACCAGCAGTACCTGTAGGTGAAGATGCATCCGTTTCAGATGATGAATTTGATAATGTTCTATTTAATCAAGATTATGATGCAATTATAAATGCATCAAAACAGCCAGTTGCATCTGCATTTCCAAGTATATTAGCTGATCAATCAAATGAACCTAATGTAGTAGAATCAGAATCAGAACCAGAAGTTGAACCAGCAGTAGAACCAGAACCAGAACTAGAAGTTGAACCAGCAGTAGAATCAGCAGTAGAACCAGCAGTAGAACCAGAACCAGAAGATGGATTAGATGGATTAGATGAAGTAGAAGATGAAGTAGATGTGCCTGTAGCAGAACCTGTAGTAGAACCTGTAATAGCACCTGTAATAGCAGCACCTGAAATAGAGGAACTAGAGGATGCTATTCCTGCTGCTATTCCTGCTGCTATTCCTGCTGTACCAAAAAAAAAAGTACAAATGTATTCTCCTGCATTAGATTCAAAACCTAAAACACAAAGAATGAAAATTATATCATCTATTTCAGAACAACCTGCTGCTAAATCAATTGAAAATACATTACCTGCTGAACCATCTGTATATCAAAATGATCCTAATACAGAATTATTAATAAAATGGGATTCTGAAACAAACTTTAAAAAACGTGATATAATTCTTAGAGAATTAAAACGTAGAGAACTGTTTCCATCAGCTGCTGTAAATCAATGGGATATTGATACAGGAGCATATCCTGATATTAAAGATCCTGAGTTTTTACAAAAACTTCTTGCGAAAAGAGAATTTGCAGATTCATTGCAAAATACATGGAAACCAAATACAGATCCATGTGAAGATAATAGTACATTTGAAGTAACCCCTGTTCAACGTTTTATTACAAATTTTATGTCACCTAAAACACCTTACATGTCTGCATTATTATATCATGGTGTTGGTGTCGGTAAAACATGTGCTGCAATACAAATTGCAGAAGCATGGCTAGAATTTTTTCCAAATGATCCTGTTATTATTATAGCACCTCCTACTATTCAAAAAGGATTTTATCGAACTATTTTTGATATATCTAAGGTTATTATAGGTGAAGGAACTGAACCTAATTCTGCATCACAGTGTACAGGATCATCTTATATGACTCTTACTGGTACATTATATGAAAGAGATGTTGATAAAATAAAACGACGCGTAGATAAAATAATAAAAAAACGATATAACATTTTTGGTTATATTCAATTTGCAAATTATATTAAAAGTCTTGTTACTGTTACACAACAAGGTGTTACTGCAGAACGTAAGGAAGAAATAGAAAAAGAAAGAATTCGTAAAAACTTTAGTGGTAAACTATTAATTGTAGATGAAGCTCATAATCTTCGTGATATTGTAGTTGATGAAGATCAAGAAAAAGTTGAAAGTATTGCTGAAAAAGGTGATATAGAAGGAGGCAAAGAATTAACACCTTATCTTAAAAATGTTTTACAATTTTCAGAAGGAATGAAATTCTGTGCATTAACTGCAACACCTATGTATAATAGTTATCTTGAAATTATTTTTATGTTTAATTTATTGCTTATGAATGATAAAAAAGCTCAACTTAAACAGTATGATATTTTTACTCGAACTGGTAAAATTACAGAACAAGGTCAGCATATTATTGCAGATATCGCATCACATTATGTAAGTTTTATGAGAGGTGAAAATCCATTATCTTTTCCAATTCGATTACATTCTCAACTTCCTAAATTGGATAAATATCCACCTCTAAATCCACGTGGTATTCCTATTATAGGTGCAAATAATAATGAAAATGAAGATGTGAAAAAAATAGAATTTCATAAAAAATTACCAATTGTACCAATTGAATTAAAAGGTGATTTACTTAATGCAACACTTGCATTTACAGATGAATTACCTAAAACAGAAGGAGGATTAAATACAATTGATTTAGAACGTCTTGTTCATGCAGGTAATTTTATTGTTCCTGTTACACCAGGAACTGCAGGAACAACAACTGATAATTACAGAGCACGAACTGATATTCGTTCATTAGAAACTGTTTTTACAAGAGAGACACGTGATAAAGAAACAGTATATAAATCTAAAATTGGTAAACCTGAATGGCTAGCTGCTCAAAATATTGGACAATATAGTGCAAAATTTGAATTTTTATTGCAACGTTTACAAAATGCAGAAGGATGCTGTTTTGTTTATAGTCGTTTTGTAAATGGTGGTGCTATTCCACTTGCACTTGTATTAGAAGCAAATGGATATACACATTATAAACGACGACGTGGGTTATTGGGAGATGGTATTCAAGTTCCAGGAGGAAAACAATGCGCTTTATGCCCTTTAAAAGAGAATGATCATAAAACAGCAAATGCAGCGGCTGTATCACATACATTTGTACCTGCAAAATATGGTATTTTAACAGGTGATATAAATATTTCACCAAATAATGAAGAAACAATTAATGCTCAACGTGCTATTAATAATGTATATGGTGAACAAATGAAAATTATAATTGGTTCTCAGATTGCATCTGAAGGTGTAGATTTACGTTTTATTCGTGAAACTCATTTAATTGATGCATGGTATCATTTAAATAAAACAGAACAAATTCTCGGTCGTGCTATTCGATTCTTATCTCATTGTGCTCTTGAAAAAGAAAAACGTAACAATACAGTTTATTTATATGCAGCTATTCTTCCTGGAAATGAAAGAGAAACAGCTGATTTATATAGTTATCATAAAGGATATGATAAAGCAGTTGATATTGGTAATGTAACTCGTATTATAAAACAATCCTCATTAGATTGTAATTTAAATCATGATGCAATAGTTATTACTGGACAATCTCTAGTTCGTCAGATTGATTCACAGCGTATAGAACGTAGAGATGTTAATATAAATGATATGCCATTTACAGCGGTATGTGATTGGCTTGAAACATGTGAATATACATGTAGTCCACGCATTGATATAAAAACTCTAAAATTAGATAATTCAACATATGATCGATTTTCTGCACAATGGCGTATGCATCAAGTAAAAGAACGCATCAAGCTTATATTTCGTGATCAGGCTTATATTCAATCAGAAGATATGTGGAATATATTTGCAGACATACCTCGTATTGCATCTGTTACTGTATTAAATGAAATTATAAATAATAAAACATTTCAGGTACGTCATGCTAATATGAAAGGATATATTCGTTATTGTAATGGATATTATATATTTCAACCAAATGTATATGAAGATTTATCTGTTCCACTTGCAACACGTTCTGCACAATTTCCAATTAAACGTGATGAATATTTGCCTATATCATATGAACCACCTGAAATAATAGAAGAAATTGAGCCAGTTAATATATCTATTATTGATAAATGGAGAGCATTATCAGAATGGATTGCATATATAGCTGAATATGAAGAATATGTACCCCCACCTGTAGAAATAGAACATTGGCGACTTGATCTTGGAGGATCAGATGAAACACTACTTAGTAAATATTTAAGTATTATTGAGACAATTTGGTGGTTCCATTATTCATTTCATGAGTCAATGCGTAAAGATTCTACTTCATTTCGCAGAGCATTATTATTTTATTTTTGGGATGAATGGTTAAGTATAGATGAACAAAAATATCTTATTTATTCAAGTGATCTTGATGTACAAGAATGTATTGAAGAAAATCAATATGTATTTAAAAATAAAAAACAGATTGTAAATCGATTTATAACTCCTAAAAAAATAGATCGTATGATAAAACCACTTGAATTTATTTGTAATAATACACCATGTAGTGTTATAACTATTCGAGAAATTGAAAAAGATGAAGATAAAATAGATCAACTTAGAACACTGCAAGTTAATTCAAGAAAAACAGGTAAAATTTATGGATTTATAGTAGTAAAAGATAGACAATTTATATTTAAAACGGCAGAACCATTAGATAATGGAAAAATTGCAATAGGACAAGCATGTGTTATACAGACTAAAATTGTAATTCATATACCTAAATTAATTAAATTAGGTGAGATTCTTTATAAAAATGGATATGGTAATTTTAGTTTAACAGAAAGAGGATTAGATGATACTCGTAAGATAATTGATCCAAATGCAGATCTATCATCGAATGAACCAGTAGTTATCAAATATCTTGAAATTAAGAATTCATTTCGTGTATGTGCATTATTAGATTTTGTATTACGATATATGGATGAAGAACAAATTGAAAATAAAAAATGGTTTTATCGCCCTGTAGCTTCATACTACACTGGTCATAAAGGAGTTGAAAAACAGGAACATAAAGAAATTAAAAAATCTAAAAGGTAGTAAATAAAAATTGATAGTAATATATCCTTTTAGAATATCTAGAGCAGAATGGAATCTATCGTTTTCTTTGAAAAGAAAGTGAGTATTACTCCTAAAGAGTTGAATGGAGTTAAAACAAAATCAATTGATATCATTTTATTACAAAAAGTTACACAAATGATTGAAAACAAATGCTCTGAACATGGGTTTGTTCTTCCCGGTTCTATTACACTTATTTCAAGATCAGTGGGATACTTTGAAGCAGCACGTTTTACAGGAGATGCAAATTATTTTGTAAAACTTCAGGCAAGTGTTCTTTATCCTGTAGACGGAGCAGAATTACTTGGTACAGTTATTCGTAAAAATAAAATGGGCTTATATGTAAATTACAAGGATGCAATTCATATCCAAGTTCCGCGTGATTTGCATATTAGTAATAAAAAATATGATAATGTTGAAATTAATGATATAATAAAGGTCAAATTAAAACGTTCTAAATTTGCAATTAATGATGCATTTATTCTTTCAAGTGGTACATTTATTGAAGTAAATGATCCACTTAATCAAGATGAAAAAGATGAAAAAGATGAAAAAGATGAAAAAGATGAAAAAGATGAATCTCAAGATGTTACACATGATGATGAAGATGAAGATGAAGATGAAGTTGCTGCAACTGCCGCACCTAGTCGCCCAGCTATAAAAGAAGTTGCTGCAACTGCCGCACCTAGTCGTCCAGCTATAAAAGAAGTTGCTGCAACTGCCGCACCTAGTCGCCTATCTGTAAAGAAAGTTGCTACATCTGCTACCACATCTGAACCAGTCACAGTATCTGAACAAGTTGCAGTATCTGAACCAGTCACAGTATCTGAACCAGTCACAGTATCTGAACCAGTTGCAGTATCTGAACCAGTCGTAAATAATGTATCAAAAACTAAATTAAAATCTACAACTTCTAAGAAGAAACAATCCCCTACATCCTTAAAAAATACATCAGAGTCAGCACAAGTAGAGCCTGCACAAGTAGAACCTGTACAAGTAGAACCTGCACAAGTAGAGCCTGCACAAGTAGAACCCAAGAAGAAAACTAAAAAACTTACACTTGTAAAACCTACAAATTAAGATGCGGTATAATTGGTTTGAACAACTTATACGGAAATATAAATGGAAACACATCAAATACGTAAATATATATTTGATCATATAAAATCTCTTGTTCCATCTGAATATGAAGAAGTATTTAGAATTATACGTAAAAATAAGGAATCATTTAGTGAAAATTCAAATGGAATATTTTTTGATCTATCATCTGTAGGGCACGATACACTTTGTAAAATTAAAGAATATCTTAATTTTTGTTTAAAAACTCGTCAAGAACATGAACTTCGTCTAAAAGATCTTGAAACAATTCGTATTCATAATGAATCATATAAAGAATAAAATTGATTTAAGATTCATCAATAAATTGATTTAAACATTGTCATAGTATATATATTAAGATTATACATGACTCCAATTAAAACGTATCAGAATGTTAGCTTTAAAGATCTTATTGCATTTTCAGAACAAAATCCTAATCGTTCCACTGTTTTGAAAATGGAAGAAGTAAAGCAAACCGATGATCGTCTATTACATAAATTTGACTTGCCAGAATATGTTTCATTTGTTATTCATCCTGCTAGTATATTAGGGCTTTGCAATTGTATTGCAGATCCTAATTATTATTATATGGCTCCACCTAGTATACGTACACAGATGTTAATTGATTTAGCAACAAATCTACAACAGAAAACAGATGAACTAAAAACAACTGCAATTTCTCGTAAACGGAAAAAGATTTATGATCTAATTGGTGCAGCATACAATCAATCTGTTATGACAGAAAAAGATTCATTAGAATTATTTCAAGGTATTTCTATATTATGTAATCTTCAATTTGTAATTATAAAAGAATCAGTTCAAGAATGTACTGAAAATGGTCTTATTCAAGAAAGTGGCTTAAAAGGTGAAATTTTATTTGGTACAAATCCTATTCATTGGAAAAAAGAAGAGCCTATCTGGATTGTAGACTATAAATCTAGATGGCTTGCTATACCACATACGGTTACAGCTGATCATATTTATACTATTCTTGCAGAATGGTTAGAAACTGTACAACAAAAAGGTTGGATTATTCAATGGCCTGAAATTGATGAAACAAAAACAGAATTAGTACATAAATTAATGATATTCCCTGGATGGCAAGAAACAGATCGTAAATTATCAAAAGATCAACTTGCAGTTCGATTAGGACGATTACAAACATTACAGACATTTAATATGTTTTAATTATAAACTTAAAGTTTCTCATACCATTACATAGTAATGGATCCTACAAACGTAGGAGTACATCTTATTGCAAATGTGTACGACGTAGAGCCATCTTTACTTGAAAAAATAGAAATAGGTGTACCTATTCTTGAAAAAATTGTAAGAAATTTACAACTACATGTAGTATCTAAAACTGGATTTCAATTTGATCCAGTAGGGTATACATTTGCATTTGTATTATCTGAAAGTCATTTTACAATTCATACCTATCCTGAACATCATTCTTGTTATATTGATATTTTTTGCTGTAATAAAGATTTTAATTCAGAGGATGCAATTACATTAATTATGAATTCATTTGGTACTACAAATATAAAATATCAAACAATACATAGATAAATTAAATACAATAAAAATTGACACATTTTATTATTTATTATAAAACTTAAGGTGATTTTCCTTATACTTTATAGTAATGGAATTAACCAAAGATGAAATTAATAAGATTAAGGACTTAGTTCAAGTTTGGTCAACTAATCCTGAATTTGAATTAGAAACTACATTTGGTCAACATGGTACAGTTGATTCAAATACATTTCTTCAAATTGCACAGCGACTTCGTTCAAAAGATTTTGAGGTTCTTCCACAAGATGATCGTTTAAGTATTATCACTCCGAATCGCATGCGTATTTCACTTCAAGGGCTTGGTCTTATTGAAGCATATTGTATTGATGATGGTCTACAAGGCAAACCATATACTGCAATGATTAAAAAAAAAATAGCACAATATT